GTTTCTAAATTTTCTTTTTCTTTACCGACCGTCTCAAAGCGGTTGAAGGTAGGTAGTTTACCTGGAGACTTAAAAAACAAAGTTGACCGTTTGAAGAAAGATTACATTTCAAGTCTCCTAGCTTCTCGTCTCTCTAAGCAGATGAGTGCACAAAGGCCGAAACAGGACATAGCCATGAACGGAATAAGACACCTTTGTATAACCAAGGAATTGTGGGACTCCTTTGAGTTAGATGCTAAAAAAATTCCTTTTTTTGAAGCTAGCATCTCTTATTCTCACCCTAATAAGTTTCCTAGCGTTACTTCAAGCTACGAACAAGTCGTCGCAACATTGGGAGATTACTGTAAGTGCGGTGGCATAGCCGCTATACCCCTGAATGGTGTAGATCTCAAAACACTTGAGAACGTCAACATCTACACCCAGTGCCCACTCCAAAAATTACTTTGCATAAGAAAGGTTTTAAGTCAGTATTCCGTTCCAGATCCCTTTTTAAGCAATGATTTTTTTGAGTTCTATAAGCGTAAGTACCACGCTAAATTCATGTCTGCAGCAAAAAAATTCTTTTATGTTACACCTCGTGCTGTGTTTAAAGCTCTTAAGAACATCAAGAAACAAGTTGAGCTCTTACCTTACTATAACAAGAAAGTGGACTGGCAACTCCGCCAACTAAAAATTCACTACAAATCTCACAACAAAGTAGAGATTCAGGAAGTTGGGGAGAAGGTAAGACAAATCTGTGATCCTAACACAGCTGATAAGTTCATAGGCATGCTCTTTGAGAAAAGTTTAACTGCCATGTGTTACGAGGTTTTCGGCCATCAATATGGGGTAGGTCTTTCTAATCTCGACAAAGCACACGAGATTACCAAAGAACTCAATAATAAGTGGAAGATCACCCTTGATGTTAGCGGTTTTGACAATTCCCATAACAGCTACATCAGGCAACCATGGGATTATCTTGTGAGTGACTTAGCTGACAAGTTCAAAGATCGTTACTCACAATTTGTGTTGCCATCTGTCCTGGTCTCCCAATTGTCCAAGGATCACAGTAAAGTTGTTTACAACTTTCGGATCGACGGCAAGGTAGTACCATATTGTGTACTTGACCTAGGTCCTAGGCTAGCCTCAGGTTCTACGTACACCACCTTGTTGAATACTTTTCTGATGGTGTTGGCTATTAACTATGTTGGCGAAAGACTTGGTGACAAAGCCGTTAGTAGCAGCACATCAGGCGACGACGCAGCTGCCTTTTTTTCTCAAAATTTTACGGTTGAGCAGGTGAAAAAGGGATTTTATTTGGTATATGGCAGCAAAAAACCCACTTTCTTTAATAATCTAGGGATTAAGCTTAAGTACTGCTATATCTCCGGTAGTACAGATTCCCTAGTACCATGTTCGCTCGACACTTTTGTTTGTCCTAGATGTGGAGTCAAGATGGTACGTCATTTTTTTAAGTACATGCGTAACACATTTGTTTCTGAGAAGTACCTTACTAACTTTTTGCCATATGACATACCACTTGAATATTACGAGCAACTGGTTTATGAGGGTGAGATGGCTTGGGCCAGGGGTTTAAAATTTCCAGAGGCTGTTTTTTCACCACTAAATCACGGTATACCAATATCTGATGTCGCCAACTTAATATTGGAGAAGCTCAAGCACAAAGTGGAGCTTTCTAAAAAGCTCGAGTCAGTCCACTTCGGTCGTCTTTATAACCTTCAAAACTTTCATGATGCCACAGATTTGGCTTTAAATCTCCTTGCTAGGGTAAAAGACGAAGGTTATATCAAAGATAGGACACAAGTCAACTGCCCTGAATGCAGTATAGCCTATGACGCCTATCTTCTCAGGAAGTACAAATTCGATACAGGATCAGCCATGGCCTTCCTAGAGAAAAAAGACACCGAAAAAGTCCTCATTGCAGGCAAGTGGGAAGAAAGGGACACTCGTTATGTCCCAGAATTATTATTACGTCGATCCAAGGAAGCCTATGACAATTTTATGAGTAGCATTAATTACAAACCCAGTGATGCAGACCTTAAATCATGTTACCGTGAGAATCTCACCTCGATTTGGCGCAGACGGATAGTTGAGCTCCCCTCCAGCCTTTTCGAGAAAATCCGCCCTGACGACTTTGCAGGGAGGTGTAACCTGCTAACCAACCAATACATGGCAGTTCTCAACGCTGAGGAACCCTTCGTTGAAATGTTCCGTGAGGATAATCGTGCCCTCCTCTCCATGTACTATGACCTAAAAGGAGAAGAAATCAAGGAGCCTATCTCCAAATATGATGTTTTCAACGGGGTTAATACCTACAAAAAATTAACGGTTAAAGGTACTACTTGCACTCTAATTCCACCTTCATTCCAGAAAAAGAAGAGTAACAAGGTCAAACCACCTAGAGGCACAAATGAGCTACTCCACAAAGAATGGGAACAGAAATACTCCGATTTCAAAACTGACCTTGAAAAGGCGAAAGCTTTCTTAGATGATGTTCCTAAGAAGTTGAATGACTACCTAGAAATGAACACTCTCCTCAAGAACGAGAATCTACCAATTATACCATTTGAACCTACAGAAGACCTGATTCTCATCCGTTCTTATGCGATCACCTACAAAAGGTTTTATGACGAGGTAGAGCGACAATACGATCTTGACATGTACCACAAGTGTGAACAGTTGCGAATCAAGATCCTTGGTACTGCAACTTCAACTCCTCTTTAAGACGGTTTAGAGT